TTAATATATCGTATGAACGTTTAACACACAATGGTAATGCCGAACTTAATTTAGATATCTTTCCACACAATAAAGATTTAGATGCTTTCTGGATGAAGATGCACGAGACTGCTAAGGATCATCCAGTAGAGAATTCTTTCTTACAAACAGTATACGATAAGTTTGATAAGAAAGAAACCAAGAACGGAACCTTCTGTAGAGATTGCGAGCAAAAGCTTCATACTATCAATGCTGATGGTACTGTTGCTGGATGTCCTAACTCTGCACCTACAGATCATTACGGAACAATATACGAGCCAGTACCAAAGGTGCGAGGTTGTTATAAACGAATGGAGATCATTGCTTCGGAATTGCATATACGCGATCCTCGTTGTTATGAATGTCCAGTATTTAGCATATGTCATTCTGATTGCCATCAGCTTAGATGGATGGATGATGTTTGCCCTGCTCCCAAAACACTTATGCTGACCCTTGCGAAGGAAAAGAAATGGATTTAATTGTCAAGCCAACCGAGGCATGTAATTTTAAATGCAGCTTTTGTTCATCTACTGATATTGATCCTAATAAAGTTGGGTTACTAGAGTTAGAATATATCTATAGGTTTCTAAAGAGATATCCAGATACGAACACTATTATTATAAATGGTGGTGATCCGTTAATGGTAGATCCTAAGTATTATTGGGATTTGATTGCTCATTTAGATGAACACAATTACCCCTCAACAATCAGCTTTACTTCTAACCTTTGGCCGTTTTATGTTAAGCCATCTAAATGGACAGAGTTATTTCTTCATCCGAGAATGGGTGTATGTACATCTTTTCAATATGGGGGTGGCAGACTTAAAGGTGATTATTCTGAGTTTACTGAAGGCGACTTTTGGATGGTATCTGATAGAATGCTTGATAAAGTAGGATACAGACCAGACTTTATTTCAGTACTTATAGAAGATAATCTTGACCAAGCTATTAAGAATGTAGAACTTGCTAAGGAGATGGGTGTTGAGTGCAAACTTAATTATGCTATGGCTTCTGGTGTTCAAGGAACTACATTACAGTTAAGTAAGATATATGAAATCTATATTGAAATATATGATAGAGGTCTTGCTGAGTGGGAATGGAATACTAAACAAATGATGACTCGCCTAAGTGGTGCGTCAACAACGTGTCCTCAAAATAGGAATTGTGATTCTGGCATCCGCGCGTTTAATCCAGGTGGTGATTATTATTCGTGTGGTTCTCTTGCGGATGATATGGATTATCCAATCAATTTCGAAGAAGAAATGAATGGTCCTATGCAGACTCCTCTTCAAGCTGATCCTGATATTCAAACAATGAAGATGGCTTGTTACACGTGTCCTATGTTTCAAATATGTAACGGTTGTAAGAAAACTGTTAGAGATATGAAAAGAGAAAAAACAGTAGAAGCTCACTGTAAACAAATGAAAACATTGGCGCCACGTATTCTTGAGATTAACGGAATGAATCCAGCTGAGGTTACTCCTTACGTTGACGAATCTAATGAAATTGCTGTTAAGATGGTTGGCTAATGAATTTATCAATCAACCCAACGTATTACTGTAATTTTAGATGCAATTTTTGTTATTTAACCGATGCACAATTAGCTGATAGGAATAAGATTAGTCCTGAGAAATTAAATGAAACAATGAGCAAGATCACCGATACTATAGATCATGTTGATTTGTATGGTGGCGAAATTAGTCTATTAACATCTGAGTATTTTTATAGTATAAAAGAAGTAATAAGAAAGTATTACGATGGACCTATTAACATCAATACTAACTTTTCAGCTCTGCCTGATTATTTCTATGATGAAGATATTACTATTAGTGTATCTTATGACTTTTCAGCTCGAGAAAAAGAACAGTTTGTTTTAAACAATATTATGTCTTCACAAAAGCCTTTGTCTGTTTTGATTTTAGCATCCGAAAAGGTACTAGCTACAGACGTAGAGTTTATGATATTTACATTAAACATGTGTTCACAAGTAAAATCAGTAGAGATAAAACCGTATTCTACTAATCAAGCAAACGCTCATCCAGTTACACACCGAGATTTTGAAGAGTTTGTTAAGAAGTGGATTGATTCTACTACTGAAAAGAAGTTTCAATTTATAAACCAAGATTTAATAGAAGATGCATTAGATGGTAAGTATAGCGCGTTCAGTGATGACCACGTTTATATAACCCCGACTGGAAAGTTTGGCGTGTTGGAGTTCGATAAATATGATCGAGAGTACTTCAAAGAATATGTTACGTACGAAGAATACAAGAGTTGGGCAGCGCTTGAGCCCGTGAACAATGTTTCAGATATATGCAAAAGCTGTAAATACTATGGTGGATGCTTGACGGAACATTATAGATATGTTAAAGACCTAGATAATGGTTGCAATGGATATAAGGGGTTACTAGACTGGTATGGCGGAATATAAAGATTGGAAAGCTAAACAAGCAGCATTTCATGCTGTAAACAAAAACTTCAAAGATGATTTAAATGATAAAGAAATTGAGTACTCAGATGATATTGTAGAAGATGTTCTGAGACATTTTACTGAAGTTGTAGATACATGGATTTATCCAGCAAAATCATATGTAGTAGCTATTTGTTATGCTAAGTGGTTAGAACAAGATTATGGTGAAGATTTCTATGAAGTATTAGATGATCCAGATTTACTGTTTGGTAATGATCCGTACTTCGTCCCTTACTCAGAAGATGAAACAGTGTACAATGCTATCCTAACGGACCTCGAATTTAAAGAAGATCTGGGTATGGTTCCAGACATATTCGAATATTATAGAGAAGAAATGTGGTATGGTAGTTGATCCAAAAAGTGTAATAATGACGGACAAGCAGTCTCAGCCAGTAGTTATTGCTGACGAGGTTGCTGACGCTGCAACTAAGTGGATTTTAGAAGACAAGCGGCCGAAGATAGGTGAGATTGAACTTACCTTATTCGAGAACTGCCATTTGAATTGTTTCTTTTGTCACCATGATAAGAAGTCCACCGTTGGGTTATCTAGAGATGAAATCATGTCTAAGTTAACCTTGGTTGAAGATCATCTTATTAAGATGAAAGGTCGAGCAGATGTTGTACAAATTAACATGGTTGGAGGCGAATTGTTCCAGGATAGAATTTCGGACTGGGCGTACCCCGTCTATCTCGAATTCCTTCTTGAGATTAAAAAATTGTACATTAAACATGAACACAATATCAAGGTTGTGTGGGTTACATCATTCCAGTTCCGCAAAAGAGAATTAGTACAGAAACTTATCGATGATTTGAATGCTGCTGATATTCCTTCTTATATTATATGTTCATATGACTTTGATGGTCGCCCAGTAAAAGGACCGTATGGCAAGAACATCGAGTTCTTTGCAGATTATATTATATCTATTAATATGGTTGCTACAGTTCCTTCTATTAAAAAGTTTATGGCTGACGAAGATACTTACTTTCATTATCTATATGAAAAGTTTGATAACTTTTACTTTGATGATTATATCCCAGACAAAGGTTACGATCATTTGATTCCTTCAGATAGTTTATATCTCGAGTTCTTGAAATTCGTATATCACAACTATCCTGACATTAATCCTATCAAAGAACTCATATATAATGATAAGAACCACATGCATTGCTTAGCACTAAATAAGGTTACAATCTTTCCAGATAATTCAACTTCTAATTGTCGTTGGGATAGATATACAGTTGAAGATTTTAACACACCACTGCATAGAAAAGACAATGCTTCTATGATGCAGGCTTACATGGATGAAAACGGATGTTTGTCTTGTCAGTGGTACAATAAATGTGGCTTTAGATGTTACACCCAATGGGATTGGAAGACTAGAGAACGTGATTTGCCTGATTGTATTATGAGAATGTGGTTCAATTATATAGACAAGAATGCGCAAAACAAAATTACAGGATTTGATTATGAGAAAAGTAAAACTTGATTGTTATACATTTGATGAAACATTACTTGAGATGCTTCCGCTAAAAACAAAAGCAACGAAGCCTGAGTGGTGGAGTGGTTTAAAGAAACTATATAAAGTTTTCGATGTCATGTCTGGCATTGAAATACCCACCCCCACTATTAAGTTGTGTCCTGGTGTAGTGGATTATATACGCAATCCAATAGAAGTTAAACTATGGACTGATGTTATTTTTAAAGTGTTTCCGAGTGGTAAAGTAACTACTGCGTGTCCACTTAATGAAAAGCATGCGTTATCTGCAGGTGTACACGATGAAAAACAGACTGGGCCTGATCTATATCCTGGACGAACGGTAGTAAAACTATCTAATCCATGGGCTTTAAAAGCGTCAGACAGAAGCCAGTTTATGTGTACAGAAGTTCATTACTCAGAAGATTTGAGAAAGCATAATATAATTGTATCGCCAGGAATTTTAAACTTCTACGATCAACACGCGCTTAATATCTTTTTAGCGTTTCCACTTAAAGATGAACCATATGAAATAGAATTAAAATACGGTACACCGATAATGGCACTACATTCTATGACTGAAAAGCCTATTGAGATAGAATGTCATTTAACAAATATTGAAGGACTAAATAGAATCCTTGCAGCGTTTCCTTCTACTTTCTTTGGTAGATATTATGCAAGAAGAAAAAGCAAAGGTAATATATAATGGAATACAAAAATCTTTGGCCTACAGTGATGGCAACGGGTAAATTTGATACTTCAGGGTTAATAGAATATATCTTATCACATTATGATATAAACAATCTTAAAAGTGAGCTATCAGGTTATAATATGTTTGATGATAAAGATCCGGTAATGATCAAGTTTCAAGACATGGTCTATAACGCATTCGATGATTATCTGAAAACAACTGTGAATAAAAGTATTAGTGATTGGGGAAACCACAAGTTTAAAGCTTGGATCACTGGTCATGGCAAAGATTATAGTATGACTATTCACAATCATTCAGGTGCGCATTTATCTGGGGTGTTTTATATATTAGCAGAAGAAAAGACATCAGGCGGAGATATTGTATTTACTGATCCGCGCTCAAACGCTAATAGAGGATATGATGATAAGTTCTCGCCTATGTTTGAAAGACACGCTGTCACCCCCGAATCTGGAGATTTTATGATCTTCCCAAGTTTCACATATCATCATGTAAATCCTTATTATTCACAGCTACGCATATGTGTACCGGTGGATTTGTTTTTGTTCAGAGGATAAAACGTATAAATAGATTCAAGAAATAAAGTAGTACATAAAATAAACTCAAACCCCATAAAATCTCAGAAGGAGAAAAACATGGCACTTACATTAGTATATAGTGTTACCGGTCTTAAAGTACGCGATGAAGTTAACACTGACGGTGATACAAACGCAAACGCAGTTGTTCAAACATATTGGAAAGTAGTAGGAACAGACGAAGCAGGTCAAACAGCAGATTGGGCAGGTGCTACACCTTTCACTGCTGCTAACGTTCCAGCTGGTTCATTCGCTGCATTCGATACACTTACAGAAGATAACGTTCTGGCGTGGATTACAGCTGTAGTCGAAGGTGACGCTCAGTATAAGGCTCATATCATAGGCCAGTTGGAAAAACAAATTGATGAATTAGTTACATCAGAACCTGCACTACCTTGGGCTGATGAAGTTACTCCCCAAGAAGATGCGCCTGAAGCCGATGACCTTCTCCCGTAGATATAAAAGGAATCTATTGTGAATTACACATGGCAAATTACAAAACTTGGATTACGTGACGAACTCAACGCAGACAACGTTCTGCTTGAGAACGCCATTGTTAATGTTAAGTGGAAAAGAGTCGCTGTAGATGAAAATGGAACCGAAGCAAGTTACCTCGGCAATACTGATCTAGTTGTACGTGAAATTACAGCTGCTGATTTTATTGCATTAAACGAGGTAACTTCTGTACAAGTTATTAGTTGGTTAGAAGAAGCTATTGAAGCTAGTGATATTACACGCATCAATGCACAACTACAGAGCAAAATTGACAAGAGAAGTACGCGGGATGTAACACCTAGCTGGTAGTTATAAATACACGTATAATCTAATTTATATTATGGAGGTAACATGCACGACTTGCATATGGGTGGTTTAGCGGCTTGGGCTTTGAAAAGAGGCGGGTCGCTACATCCCATCTTACTACCTAAAGAAGTTTTAGGTAACGAAACGGGTATCATGAATCCGTCGATCTTCTCTCACAAGGGGAAGCTTCTTCTTAACATCAGACATGTTAACTATATCCTTTATCACAGTGAAGGTAAAAAGTTCCCGCATCAGTGGGGGCCACTTGTCTATATTCATCCAGAAAACGATGTATCTTTAACAACACACAATGTCATGTGTGAACTTGATCATGCCTTAAACTTAACTAATGCTCAGCGTGTTCATATGGCATTAGATACTGGCGCACCAACATGGAACTTTATTGGTTTAGAGGATGCTCGCTTATTTGAGTGGGATGATAAACTCTATCTATGTGGTGTACGTCGAGACTGTTATGATTCTGATGGCACTGGTCGTATGGAACTATGTAACATAGATTTCGTAGATGGTCAATGGACAGAAATTTCAAGACACCCAATTCCAGCACCTGGTGAAAATAAAAGTTTTTGCGAAAAGAACTGGATGCCTATTACAGATATGCCTTATCACTTTGTTAAGTGGTGTAATCCTACTCAAGTCGTCAAGTTTGATATTGAAGCAGGAACAACTACTGAAGTATTCAAAGACGAAAGTGAGCGTCAACCATTTGCTAAAGATTTTAGAGGTGGTTCGCAGGTACTTAGAATTAATGAAAATCAAAGAATAGCATTTATACACGAGACTAATCTATTAAGAGATCCGTTTAATCGTAAAGATGGTGACTATTCACACCGTGTTATTGTATGGGATAATGATTGGAATCTAATCCACGCATCACGCAACTTCCACTTTATGGGTACTTACTTTGATCATGTTACTGATACTGATTATAATATCGAATTTGTTACCGGAATGACCGTACATCCCGAGTCTGGCGACATGCTAATCTCGTTTGGCTTCCAAGACAACGCTTCGTTTATTCTTAGAATGCCTCAAAAATTGTTTATGGACTTTATAAAGGATAGCGGTTAATATGGAAAAGCTTAATGCACAACTCTTGAATGATGTAGTTCTAGACTATTCTAACTCAGATAAGATTTATAAATTAGCACGAGATTATGATAGATTAGAACAAGGATCTGGCGCTTTTAGTTTTTACTTGCGAGCAGCTGATATGTCACCTGGAAAAACTTTAGATGAAAAGTGGCTCCAATATAAGTGTATGATTCTCAGTTCTTTTATTTTTGATCGTAGTGATAGTCGTAACCTAAGTACTGAAGGTCTTCTTAAGATTGCAATTGAAACATTGCCTAGTAGACCAGAAGCTTATTACTTCTTAGCTAAACACAAAGCAGAGAATAGAGATGATTGGCGTGAAGCTGCCATGTTTGCTATGATCGGTCTCAGTTTACCAGATGATGGATATTTTGCAAAAGATAACGATGTTGGTTATCCTGGTGTTAATGCATTGCGATTATTATATGCTCGTGCAAAATGGAAAGGTGACGGTAGAGATGAATCTAAGAATCTAGCGTTTAACTTAAAATATAAAAATAAACTAGATGCCCAAACAGATGAAGGTGCTACTAAACTATTAGAAGAGCACGGTTATCCTAGCACGCTACCTTATCTTAAAGAAGATAATTTCAGATACAAGTTTCCATTTAATGGTATTGAAGCTATTGATAAGAACTATTCACGCCACTTCCAAGACATGTTTGTGTTGTCTGTATTAGATGGGAAGCGCAATGGTACATTTGTAGAGATTGGATCTGGGCATCCAGAGTTGTTTAATAACACTTTATTGTTGGAAAAAGAGTTTGGTTGGAATGGAATATCTTTAGATAATTCAGAAAGAATGGCTCATATATTCTCGAGACAGCGATCTACTAATATAACATTAGCGGATGGTGCAAATACAGATTATAAGATATTGTTCAAGCAACAGTGTTTAGAGCAACACATAGATTTCTTGAGAATTAACGCTGAGAAAGCTTCAATAGATGCTTTGGGAAATATTCCGTTTGACAAACACGAGTTTGGTATTATACAATTCCAACATAACTCAGTGTGGTGGGGACCGAATTTTAAAGAAGAATCTAGAAAACTACTTAAACAAATCGGATATATATTACTAGTAGGCGACGTTGCAGTAGATGAGAATTCTAGCTATGAAGATTGGTGGGTACACCCTATGTATGCTAATTACAAGTCAGCGATGAAATCTAATTCTAAGATAAACTTTGCTTGGAACTATATGATGGAGAAACTATAATGAAACCAGTTATGTGTACAGGTGGATTCGATCCACTTCACTCAGGTCACATAGCATATATGAAAGCTGCTAAAGAGTTGGGTTCTATTTTATTCGTAGGTGTTAATAGCGATGAATGGTTGACTCGTAAAAAAGGTAGACCATTTATGTCCTGTGAAGAAAGAATGTCTATCATCAAGGAACTTGGCTGTGTAGGACATGTATTCTCATTTAACGATGATGACGATACAGCAATTGCTGCTATTGAATATGTAAAGAAACAAGCTCCTAATAATAGTAATATTGTCTTTGCAAACGGTGGTGACAGAACATCAGATAACATCCCAGAGATGGTTTTTGATGATGTTGAATTTGTATTCGGTGTTGGTGGAGAAGATAAAAAGAACAGTTCTTCGTGGATCTTAAATGAGTGGGACAAGCCCACGACAAGTAGACTATGGGGAAAGTACAGAGATTTAGATCAGAATGGTCATTGGAAAGTAAAAGAATTATCGATTGATCCTACTAAATCTCTGAGTGATCAAAGACACTTTAAAAGATCTGAGCACTGGCATATTGTTGATGGTGATCTGAGAATGGATCTAGAATTTGCTAATGGATATAGTAGTTCAAATATTTACAAGTCTGGAGATAGTATTGATATTCCTATAAATACATGGCATAAGGCAATCAATGTTGGTTTTACACCAGTTAAGGTTATTGAAGTCTGGATGGGATCTGAACTATCTGAAGATGATATTGAGAGAAGATCTATAGAAGAAACAATATAGATTACTTAGTATTATTATAAAGAACATATTCTTATTATACCATGATTTGAAAGGTTGTCAACTGTTTTTTTATAAATATCTTAAATAAACAATTATATTCACATAAAGGAGACGACGATGGCTTTTCAGTTATCAGTAGCATCACGGAACGCTACATTAGCCGCGATCGAAACAGCAGTAGGAATTAACCCTATCTTAACTATTAACACTGGTACTAAACCTGCCGATG